CGCCACATCTCGTAGATATCGGCGTCGACAGCCAGGGCCGCATGAACACAGGTGCGGATGCCGTCGGGGGTGGACCCCAGGTTGCAGGCGGCGAAGAACTCGGTGATGCGCTGCCGATACCAGGCGTCCTTGATCCGGACCTCGTCCCACTGATCACTGTTGAGGAGATCGACCAGGGGATTGTAGGTGTAGGACTCGGCGGGAGATCTCGCCAGGAAGTTGATCTTGCCGAAGATGTAGTCGAGTTCGTTGAAGTAGATGGTCTCCATGGCCGTACCCAGGCGGGTCAGCAGGATCTCGTTGACCAGCGCACCGGCCCCGGCAGTACCACATATGGCATCAACAATTTTGAAGACCAGGGTGGAGGAGTCCCCCTTGTACAGAAGTGAATCAAAGTGACTCATTCTCAACTCGGTTGAGCGTGGTGCAATCAGAGGAAAGGGATCATTGGTGGCCACTTAAATCACCTCCCTCCCTAGTTCGCTGCTTTACGCAGGATGACAGTCTCCATGAAGATCGGCAGTTCGCTGTCGGCCAGCTTGAAATCGGCGTCGTTGACCGTGGTCGGGTCGGGATCCGAGGAGTTGTGATAGATCTCGATTCCGAAGGCGGTGGGGGAGTCGGTCGCGGTGGTGACGGTGACGTCCACGACCCCCATCACCTGCTGCACGGCCATCGCCAGGGTCGAGAACCGGATGTGTGCCCCGTATCCCATGGCGGCGAAGAAGCTCTTGAGTCGTTCGTCGATCGCGGTGTTGGTGGTGGACACCGAGTAGGCCCGGTCGTAGCGGATGGACAGACACGGGCGCAGATAGACGAACTTGGCCTGGTGCACCATGACGTCGGTGGCGATCTGCTTGGCGGCACTGAGGACGTGAGAGAGGACTTCGGGCACCTCGTTGTAGACATAGGTCAGCACCAGGGAGGTGGTGTCCGAGGGGCCACTGGGATCCCACTCGATCCCCGAGGTCTCCTGGTGGCTGCCCGCCATCGTGGAGATGTCCCGCAGGACGTGGTAGTGCACTCCCTGGCTGTAAACGGTGTTGCCTACGCTGATGGTGGAGGGGAAGGTCACCAGAGGGACCGAACCCAGGCGCATGAACCGGTTGCCCGCACTGGGGTTGCCCGCACTGCCGACCCGCTCGAAGCGTCCGGTCCAGTAGTCGTCTGCGGAGTTCGACGACAACGCCGCCGAGGTGATCACGGTCTTCTCGGTGACCGACACCGGGTCGATGCCGTCGACGAAGACATCGACCTTGTTGGTGATCCCATTCACCGGATCGTTGCGGCTGGACTGGGTGACGTACTGGAACTCCAGGTCGATGATGTCCCCGGCGGCGATGTCTCCGGACTCATTGCGGGTGAACACCGGACTGGCTCCCGAGGACAGGGAGTAGTCGTAGGTCGGGGAGTAGAAGATCTCGTTTTCCTGCCCGATGTTGGCGAAGCAGGAATGTTGTCCCTGCCATGCGTACCGGACATCGGCAGACAGCGACAGGGGCAGGGTGACCGAGGGGGCCTCGATCTGAGTGCGGTAGAGGGTGGTGGGGCCGAAGACGACCACCCGGGAGACGTGGTTGTTCTGCATGCACAGAGCCCGGTAGAAGTCTGCGCTGCCCGCCATGTTTCGCAGCAGGGTGTCCTTGAAGCGCTGACGCAACTCGGTGTCGGTCTCGACGTCCACGCCGCCGGTCATGGCGATGAGGTTGGTGGCCGATCCCGATCCGATGGCGCTGGCCAGGAAGGTGATGGAGTCGGGAGCGACATTGCCGACGGTGCCCACTCTGGCGCATTGGACCGGGACATCCACCGACAGGGTCCCCGCCACCAGGACCATGGCCTGGGTGGAGGAGAAGAAGAGTTGGTCACTGGCCCCGGCGACAACGGACTTGGTGTAGAACTGCGTGCCCAGGGCGATCTGGTAGTCCTGCGTGGAGGCGGTGGTCAGGGTCACCCGGACGACACCGGTGGCAGCCTTGCCCTGCAGACGACCGACCCCCCACAGGCCGACGAACTGTTCCAGCTCCAGTCCGACCTTGGTGTCGATGTCGAGGATGGAGCCCACCAGGTACTGGTCGACGTAGGCTTCCGAGACGGCTTCGGAGCAGGCGTCGATGATCTTGCGGACGACCGTGCCTCGTTCGGTGGACAGCCCGGGCGCGCTCTGATTCAGCTGCGCCACCATCCTGGCGGCGATCTCGTTCGGCGACTTGCTCACAGCGACTCCGTGAAGGTGATGGAGTCGGCCTCGTTGGCCGCGCTGGTGACCTTGACGACGGCTCGTACGGTGTCGTAGCTGACGGTCACCGCGATGTCGTCAATGCTGTAGAGCAGTTCGCTGGTCGAGTACAGCGACGGGTTGGTCTGCAGGGCGGCGTACTGCACCCGCTGGTAGTTGTCGAGCACCCGGGCCAGCTCGGTGGAGATGCGGTACTGGGTGGAGGCCGTCACCCGCCCCCCGATCATGGACTGCAGGATCGACCCCATGTCCGGATGGAACCGGTCCCCGCCGTAACGCTCGGTGACCCAATGCTGCAGCTCCATCTTGAGCTTGTCGATGCCGGTCACCAGGGCGAGGTTGGACCCCTCCAGTACCAGGTCGCCGTCTGCGACTGCCAATGAGTAGGAAATCGTCCTCACCTGTCCGTCGCCGAATAATACCCTCCCCCTTTAACGGATCTAGACCTCGGTTCCCACAGCGTCGACCCAGGAGGTTCCGGTGCAGAAGAGGGGCTTGTTCTCGGTCAGTCCCCAGATCATGGCCCCCGCCGGAAGGCCGGAGGGGTCAGGCCGTTCGGTGCTGACATAGGCGGGCAGGCAGATCGGGGCGTTGGTGTTGATCTGCGACCCGTGGAGTTCCAGGGGCCCAGAAGATCCCACCTGCACCTGACCCTCGACGGCCTCGGTCAGCAACTCCGGGGCGTTGTAGGGGATCTTCGAGTCCAGCCGGTACCGGGTGCCGCCGTTCCTGGTGACGAACCACTGTTCGCCGACAGCGGGAGTCACCTGCAGCCCCCCCGCATGGAAGCTCAGGTCGATGATGATCTGGCTACCGCGCCGGGTCCACCCGACGGCAGTGCGCCGGACGGTGTCGACACTGGCGATGGCCACCGGCTGAGCGGTGGTGGCGGTGGAGTTCAGGTCGCTGGTTCCGAAGCTCAACTAGTTCTCCGTTCCCATCCCACCGAGCAACCCGGTTGTGGGATTGACGGTCGCCGTGGAGGTGGCAACGGTCATGGCATTCTGCCCCTCGGGGTTGGAGGGGGCGGTGATGATGGCCTCGGTGCTGAACCCGTGCTCGAAGGACATCGTATGGTGAACCTCGCGCACGTAGACCTGCAGGTTGTGGTCCCCCACCACCACCCGCATTCCCGGCAGTAGTTCGGGCATGAAGGTGAACGCCACCCGGGTCTCGTATTGAGCGGCCCACTTCTCCATGAAGATCTGGGCGGCCAGCAGCAGCTCCAACTCGGGCTTTCCGGCCATGGGGACAGAAGCCTGGTAGGGCCGTACCCCATAGCGGGCCATCAGGGCGGCACCGCTGAGGTTGGATCCGAGATCCCCCAGCCCCACCTTGCTCAGTCGGGCGAAGAGCCACTCGTCCTCCACGGAGGCCACACCGGCGGTCTGCAGCCACCCCATGACACTCTGGTCCTGACCCATCATCGTATGGTCACCGGCGATGTAGACATGGGTGGTCAGCTGGTCGTCGGAGAAGTTGATGTGGACATCCTTGAGTTCGATGTCCTCCAGCCGCATCACCGCCTGCTTGCCCTCCAGTCCGAAGTAATCCGGGTAGTAAGCAATGAAGTCGCCGTTGGGGGCCGACTGGAAGTTGCGCATCGAGGCCCCACACACCGCCTGGATCATCTGGATCAGGGGCTGGGAGTCGATGAAGTCCTTGTGGCCACCGAACTGCCCCCACATCACGGCGACATCGGAGAGATACTGGTCGACGGTGAAGGTGTAGGAGAACAGGTTGCGGGCAATCTGCTCGTCGTGCTTGATGACTGTTCCCCCGTTTGCGCCAGAGGTACTGCCGGTCTGCGGAGACGTTCCCGGCCCCGCCAGCATCGGATCGGTCCGGGGAGCGGCGGGGTCGGGACCGCCGTTCTCGGCGTACCGCCGGATCGCGGTGGCGAGGTAGGGGTTGTAGGAGGCCGCCGAGGAGAGCTTGACGACGTCACCCTGGTTGGGGGCGTGGATCACCGTCCCATCCCCCAGCCACATCACGACGTGGCCGCCCTCGGGGGAGGAGGGCAGTCCGAAGAACATCAGGTCACCGCGCTGGACGTTGGCCGGGGAGACCGGGGTGCCGTTGGCGACCTGCTCCCCGGTCCAGCCGCCGATGTTCTTTCCGATAGCCCTGAAACAGTAATTGAATAGTCCGGAGCAATCGAAGCCACCTCGTTCGTGTCCTCCCCACACATAGGGGGTCCCCAATTGCTCGTAGGCCGTCATCACGGCCCCCTCGGAGTCGGGGACCGGCTTACCCAGCTGGCTGCGGACACCGTTGACGGTAGGGATGGTGGTCGCAGCGTTGGTCGCCGATCGCACCGTGGAGGCGACGTCGACACCGACAGCCCCGGCAATGCTGCTGAGGGCACCGGTGATGGGGTTGGAGGCAATGGTGGAGGCCACTCCTTCCTTGGCCTCTCGGACCGGGGTGATCAGGGCCTTGGCGGGCTCGATGAAGCTGGAGTAGAGGGCCGGGGAACCACTCTTCTGAACCTGGTAGATGGCCTGTCCGGGGTCGGTGTTGGGCCAGTTGATCCGCTGCAGGTGCAGGAGCCACATCCGGGCAGCCTGGCGGGGGTTCATTTTTTGGACGTAATTTCCCCAATCCGGGTCGGAACTCATCTGGAACAACCCGAGCCGGTCGCCGGTGTTGCCGAACGATCCATCGCCGAGCGCCACGCTCTCGGGCACCGCCAGGTTGGCCTTGTTCATCAGGCCGCTGACGGCCATCGCGCAGGCTACGGCGAGGATGGCGGCGTCCTGGTTCATGGCGGCGGCACGCAGGGCCGCACCCGCCTCGCCGGTGGTCTCCCAGGCCTTCTTGGTCGCCCCGTCCAGGGCGGAGGCCAGGCCGCCCTGTCCTTCTGTCATGGCCGTCTCCATGTACTGGGCGGTGTTCAGGTTGGTGGTGTTGGGGCCCATGCCCATCTCGTCACAGGCGGCGATGATCTCGGCGACATAGGCCTCCTGACCCACCACCCGGGGGCCTGCGCTCCCGGCGTCGGTGTTGTAGTTGACGTAGTTCTTCGCGCCCGGGGAGATGTCGTCGCCCAGGAGCAGGTGTTTGAACGCCTGAGAGGCAGCCTCACCGGAGGCACTGGTCAGGGCCGCCTGTTTGACGAGGAAGGCATAGAACGACAGCGGGAAGTTGGCGATGTGGATACTGGATTTCTTCCAGCCCCCCACTTCGGTCAGCAGATCGGCGAGAATGCCGCCGAGCCCGCTGTCGGCGGGTAGTTGTCCGGTGCCGCTCAGTTCCTGGGCCTTGGATCTCTGATCGAACAGCCGAGCACTCTGGGGCAGGCCGGGGTTCCACTGGGTGTGCAGGAGCCTCTTGAGGGTGCAGGTCGCCTTGAGGGTCACCACCCCTTGGTAGAGCTGTCGGAACGGAACGGTGTCGAGGTAGCCCGAGAAGACCTGGACCCACTTGAACCGCTTGGCGAATACGGTGATCTTGTCCATCGGGAGCAGCTTGACGTCTTTGGTCCAGCGCCCGCCCTTGTTGGAGAAGGTGACGAACACCGTCGACGCCGAGTTCTCGCACTTGACCATCTGGACTTCGACGATGTCCTTGGAGATGTCGTACTCGGTGTCGCCGTGGGCGATGTAGACCTGGACATCGGGGGCGTAGACCAGGGTACGCATATTCGGGGGTGTCAGGGGATCGATGTTGATTCCCATGATGGCCATGGGATCGGCACGACCCCGGCCTGTTCCTCCGGTCGGTGCGCTCATCAGGTCTGGGCTGTCCAGAGTTCACTGGCGATGTCGAGAAAGTCCAGGGCCGCCTCTCCGAGGGCCACTGGGAGTTCCAGCATTCCTGCCAGGGAGCCGTATCCGGCCAGCTGCACCCAGGTCGCTGCCATACTGGCGATGTCGGTCCGGTGGTAGAACATCGAGTCCACCAGGTCCACCGAGATCTTGGCGTGGGGGGCGGGGTTGCGCCGGGCCCCACCGGCGACGAACTGAGTGACGAACCCGGTCCAGTTGGTGATGTCGCGCTCCGGCCACCATAGGGTGACCTCGGGACGACGGCTCCAGTCACTGAGTCCCGAGAGATGGTGGCTGCGAATGAACTGCTGGAACCTCTCGAACTCGGACTCGGAGGAGAAGACCACCTGAAACTCCACAGCAGGCTGCTGGGCCTTGACCGGGTAGTGATGCTGCATCGTCCGGGTCTGCACACTGGACATCTCTGATATCAGGGTGGTGGAGAACGATATACAGGACAGCTTCCAGGTCGTTCCCAGGGCCGGTGCCTTCAGGTAGAGGAATGACACTAGGACTCCGCAGGCAACCGCATCGGGATGATCTCGTCGACCGGGTCGAAGCACAGGCCCTGGGCGTAGGAGAACATCACCCCGTTGAGGTCGACCTCGGGCGTGATCCCCTTCAGCTTGAGGGGTCGGCTGACGGGGGCGTTAGACACATATTCGGCCATGATTGCTCCTCTCCCTATTCTAGGAGGCGGTACCCGTCAGGCTGCCGGTGATCGCCCCGATACCCGTCTGCACCACATTGGACAGGGTATCGGTGTTCACCGGGACTCCGAAGGGGTTGCTGGTGTTGTAGTCACTCTTGCGGAAGCCCACCCCGTCGGCGAGACGGGCCAGCTCAGAGCGCAGGCCCAGGCTGGTCTGCACCCCGGAGACATCCTCCTGCACCTTGAAGCGCAGCTCGATCTCGCGGGTGGTGGCGGTGAAGGTGTCCTGATAGGGGACCGAGAGGGCGAAGACCTTGAGACGCCAATTGCGGGAGGTGTAGGTGAACAGGCCCGGGGTGCCCTGGCGCTGATCGCTGATCATGTCCCGCATGAAGCCGACGATCTGGCGCAG